ATATCCTGAACTTAATTTTGATGAGATTACAGGTATTATTGATAATGTCAGGTTTGCATCATCTCAAATCGGGGCGTATTCCGAGAATCGGGATAGTAAAAAAAAAAGTTCTCTTTTAGCACTTTTTTCAACTTTTTTTCAGAAAATGAATCTGATGATAAAGTAAAATTTTATCCTAAAGATGCTTATGATTTTTTAAAGCAAAAGCATATTATACCTACCGAAGAATGGACTGATATATGGAAAGGAGAACATTCTCACGCTTTTACCGTTGCTCATTCAACAGGGGCAGAGATACTTGATAAGGTTCATCAATATTGTATGGCTTCAATTACAAAAGGGTTAACTGAAAAGATGTTTAAAGATGGTTTAAAGAAGCATCTTGTTAAAGCCGGGTGGTATGGCGGTAAATATGATGATCTTCCTGATACTCCAGAAAATCAAAAAAAGAAAGAATCATATCTTAATTGGCGTCTTGGTGTTATCTTCAGGACTAATCTTTCAACTGCGTACGCAGCAGGTAAATATCGTCAAATGTCTCGTATTACTGATATGAGGCCTATTTGGGTATATTCTGCCTTATTAGATAAGAGAACCAGAGACGCACATCGGGCATTACATAACAAAGCATTTCGGCACGATGATCCGTTTTGGAGTAGTTATTATCCTCCTAATGGTTGGAATTGTCGTTGTATGGTTTATTCTCTTACTGAATCAGATGCTAAAGCCAGAGGTTTTAATATTTTATCGTCTGATAAAAACGGTAATCCGCCGAATATTGCATACACTACAGAGCAAGGTAATGCGGTTCAAATTATATGGGGTAATTTTTGTCCTAAAGAATGGAAATATAATCCGGGTGAACATAAGTGGAAGCCTGATTGGGGAAAGTATACAAATCTTGCTGATATTGGAATTGGAAAGACTACTGCTTTAGATATTATTAAAAAGAATCATAGAATTGAAGAATTGAATATTGAAAGATTTGGTAATGATGATTTTAATAAAGTCGGTACAATTATGGATGAAATACGAGGTTTACAGGAAGCCTTATTTGATGATGCTTATAAATATAATGGTAATGGTCAGGATGTATTTGATTATGGGCGTACATTAAAAAGTAATGAGAAAAACAGTAACTATCAAAAAAGAATCGGTAAAAATTATAATTGGTTTGCAAAATATAAATATGGTGGTATAATTACAGTTAGAGAGAGTTTAAAGCCTGATGGTGAACCTGAAACGTATGTTGATTATTATGTTGGTGGAAGGGTGAAGTTAAGGCGATTTTATGGTGAGGATGGTAAGGCAGTGCTTGACCTTGATACTCATAATCATGGTAACGCTAAATATCATCCATATAGTTTTAACGGGTTTCATGCACATGATGAACCTATTGGTAAGCGTTATACCGGTGACATAAGCAGAGCTGAATATTATTTTAATAAGGATATATATAATGACCAAAAATGAGACAAAAAAATTATTTTTAGATTCATTAAAACAGGGTTATGATATTGAATTTTCGTATAATGATGTTAATTATGGAGTTGTCAGACCCGTTAGTCGTTGGGTTTATTATGTTGCGAATAAACCTGAAACATCAATAGAGTGTGAAACTCCTGAAGAAATTCTTAATTGTCTTATTGATGGTCATTTGATAGAAGATGTCTGCCAAGATTTTATAATTACTTATACAACATAAAAAGAGGTCTTTTTGACCTCTTTTTTTTTATTCTCTCTATAGACGCTCAAATCCTTGATTTAACGAATCCTATATAAAATTACACTCGCTGAATTCTTAAACGAAAATTGAACACGTTTAAACAGCGATTAAACAAGATTATATATTGAGTCGGAATAATGTTTTTTGATTGACTGTATTTTGTTAAAACTACTTTTGAAAAGTAGTTTTTTTTATTTTTTCCAGGTAATTGAATATTCTTAGTATATCAATTATTGGAGATAAACATGGTAAGACAAGACCTTCAAATCCGTTTGATTAGAAACAAAATATCACACGATTATCAGTTTGACAAGTCAAAAAGTTCTTTTGATAGTAATATTAAAAACAATTCAAAAGACATAATTATAATTGTGAAAAACGACACCCCTATTTTTAAATCATTCTGTCAATCCGTGGCAAATCATCCTCATTATAAATACAAAGATACTATTCGAGAAGGAAAGTTTGAAATTAAGTGTTTTGTTGAAAACCGTAATTTTCATGGCAGGATTCACGGCATTATCAATGCTGTTGATATTGAAAATCAGCCAATTGATTTGTACTCAATGCAGATTGATAATGGTTATCAAAAAGGAAGATGGTTAATACATGACAAATATTCTTTTGAGAAAAAACGTGATTTAAATAATGCATATTCAGGCGGTTGTTTCATTATGAGTTCTGAACAGTTATCTGAATTTAATAAGGTTTTAATTTCTTGCAATATTAATCCCGGTGATGTTATTCCGGGTATTTTAATGGAGGTTTAAGGTATGAAAGGTATTTTTAGTTTTCTTGTGTTTTTACTTAATTTTTTTGTTTTACAATGGTTTTTTATAAGGCTTGATTTGTCTGCAAAATCAAAGATATATTTCGCATCCCCCTTATCAGGATTTTTTAATATTGGAGTCATTACTCCGAATGATATTAGATTCTGGTCATGGCTTATTGCGTATATTTCTATTACCGGAGTTTTATTAAATATTTTAAATCACCGTTTTGTTTTTTAATCTGGTGTTTTACTAATTTATTCTGGATGGGTTACAACCTTTATATTAAGCAATATTCACAATCATTTATATTCCTCATCTATTTTATCACTTCAATTTTTGGTTTTATAAAATGGATTGGAGTTTTACATGGCTAAACCAAAAGAGTTTTTAATATTTGAATCAGGTAAATATCCGCAGGGTGATTACAGTAATATTGAAATACTCACTAAGTTTGTTGAAAAGTTTAATAGTAATAAACAGCGGTTAAGTTGTTTTGTCGGGCATAAATATTCATGGGAAATGCGAACTGATGCTGATGAGTTCTCTCATGGTGAAATCAATGAATTAAGAATTAATCAAAAAGGGCACGTATTCGCTGTTGATTATTCACTTGATGATTATCTCAAAGAAGCAGTTGCTACGGGTAAATTATTATGTTGTTCACCGGAAATATATGGAGACCCGACAAAAGAAATTGATATCCGGGGGCTTGCATTTCTTGGTAGAACGCCGAGTCAAAATCCGTATGCTGTGCTACCGCAGATGTTCGGGGTTAAAAGTGAAATTTCCGATTGTATCGGCAGTTTTTCAATAAATACCCTTAAACGATATTTTAAACAATCAGTACATACTACTGATACAAATAATGAGGGGGATAACACGCCAATGACAGATGAAGAAAAAAAACAATTTCAGGCATTACAGGACAGACTTAATGCACTTGAATCAAGTAACAATGATTTGAAAACTCAAAATGAAAATTTCTCAAAGATTATTTCAGGGAATGCTTCAGCTGATTTAAAAAAAGAATCAACAGAGTTTTTTAGTAGTCTTCAAAAAGAAGGAAAAGTTGCACCTGCTTTTTTTGAAAAAGCTGTTGATTTAGATTCGACATTACAAGGTGATGAAAAGAAAAAGTTTAGNGAAATGTTCTCAACAATGGAGCCAATTATTAAGCCTGAAACTCATACCTTAACNGGGGAAAAAAATGATTCTGCTGATAATTTTTCTGTTGAAGAAATTAAAAGATATCAAGCTGAAAATAAGATTTCTTCTTTTGAAGAAGCTGCAAAGTTATTTTCAAGAAAAGTAGGAGGTAAATAATTATGGATTATTCAAGATCATATAAATGTGAAACTGATATTAATGTCGGTTCGGGTGTTGTTGCAGGAACAAAAGATAATCAGGTAAAAATTGCAGCTTCTGGTGATTTCATTGGAGTTTATCCTTTTGAAAATGGAAAATTAAACAGAAAAGCAAATGAACATATTGGAATCGTTGTTTCAGGTGGCCCTTTTAAAGTTCTTGTTTCCGGTGTTGTTAATGCGGGTAAAAAAGCGGTTTTAAATTCAGTTGTAGGGAAAGAAGGTACTTTTAAGGAGTGTCCTACTGTTGCCGGAACATATAGTATTTGCGGTATGTTTCTTGAAAATGGTGCAATTGATGAATATGTTGAAATGATCGTTGAGCGTTCAACTCATGTTGTTGTGTAAAGGAGGAGTTTTTAAATGCCAGTAAATAATGAAAAAGGGTTTGTTGACCCGTTATTAACAAATGTTGCAATTGATTATTCAGTTAAAGCAAAAGAAGGATTAGTTGCTGATAAAATTATGCCTATTTTAGGTGTTTCAAAACCTGCAGGAACCTTTTTTAAGTATTCAAAAGAGCAGTCTTACAAAATGACAGATGATACTTTTTCTGAATCAGGTGAAGCTAAAGAATTAAAAAGACATGGTGAGAAAGTTGCGTATGCTTGTACTTCCCGGGGAAATAAAACCTTTATCGATAAAGATGAAGAGCGTTTTAAAGAAGGTCCTTTTGTTCGTGCAGAATTAGATTTTGTTAAAGATATTGTTCTTAACATTGAAAGAAATAGAGAAATCAGAGTAAGAGATAAAATTCTTAATTTATCGGGTCGATCTGTTTCTTTGACCGGTACAGGTTCGGCTAAAACAAACAAATGGTTAAGTAATGGAGGTGATCCTTTTACTGCCATTCAAGATGCACTTAAAGCTTGTTTTTACAGACCTAACATTATGATGTTAACTGAACCTGTTTTTGATGCATTGGAATATCATTCCATTTTGCTTGAAAAACTTGGTGAAGCAAACATGATTAAAAAAATCAATGAGGAAACGCTTGCAAAACTTTTCAGGGTTAATGAAATCATTATAGCATCGGGTAAAGGTGATAACAGTAAATTTAAAAAAGATGGTTCTGTTAATCCTCAATTATTCTGGGGTAATAATGTTGTTTTTGGATATTTTGATTCTCGAAAAGACGTACCTTGTTCAGGTAAGACATTCGTTGTTAAATACGCAGAATCAGATGGAAACGGATATGTTGTAAGAAAATGGGAAGAACCAAAAAAAGGAATTCTTGGAGGTTCTGAAATTCAGGTTGGTTGTAGTATGGAAGAATATATCATTTCAGAAGATTTAATATATTCTATTCAGGATGTTCTTTAATTTTAAAGGGATGGGGTTAAATCATGGGGTACTGTAAACCTGAAGACATATTCGACCTTAAAGATAGTATGACAATCGCACGATGGATCAGACTCGGTATCCCTGATTTTATCTCTTTTGAAAAAAGAACCGGAATTATTGCAGTGCTTTCAGAGGATGAAAAAGTAGTTTTTGAGAAAGCGTACTCAATTGATTTTTCCGGTGAATACAGGTTAAGTGAAGAAATTAACGATAACGAGAAAAATGTTATCGTTAACATTTTCACAAGGATTTATGAGTCTCGAGTTATTGAGGCAACTATTGAAGATGTGACTGCTGAAATTGAGATGTCCTTGACTACAGGCGGTTATGTGGTTCCTGTTCCTGAAAATGCTTTATATTTCAGTCTTGTAAAAAGGATTTGCAAATATTTAACATTATATACGCTTTTAGTTAATGGTGGTGCACTTGAAGTTGAAGGTGACAAACAGTTTATTGAAATGTGTGAAAGGATGAAAGAAGAACTCACAAAAATTGCTGAGGGAAAAATGAAGTTGCCTTTAAAAGGTGTTAATAAGGTCTTTATAAAATCTCCTGGTAAAATAGCTGATTGGGAAAAATATTAATATGGTTAGCGTTAAAGTCAATGGCCCTGAGTTAAAAAAAATTCTTGATCAATTGCATGCACTTGCTAATTTTGATCATCAGAAAATGCTTAATTTTATGGGTGCAGAAGCTGTTGATGTAGATATTCACCAGGCGTTTGAAAATGAAAAAGACCCTGTTACTGGTAAAAAGTGGGAACCCTCAAAAAGGGCAATTGAAGATAAAGGCAAAACATTACAAGATACAAGAAGGTTAAGGAAAAGTATTGATTATCAACCTATTGGACTTTCAGATGTTTTAGTCGGTACTAATGTAATTTATGCAGCTCAACATCAAGAAGGTACAGATTTGATTCCTGCTCGTCCGTTTCTTGGTGTTGCTCAAGATTTTCAACAACGGGTTATGAGAATGCCGGAAGTTAAAAGGATGTTACGGATATGATCGGTTATGAAGTAAAGAAATTTGTTGAAGATATTATTAAAAAGCATGCGTTTAAGGTTGGTTCAAAGGCTGTTAAAATTGTTCATATAAAGCCTGATGAAGAAAAGAAATTAATGGATAAAGATTTTCCTTTTGTTTCATTACTTTCTGCTGACGGTAAAATTGATGAGAGAATGGGTAAGACAATTCAATATCCAAAGAAAATACCGGACTCGATGNTTGTTAATGAATACAATATAATTCGTTCTCAATTGAAAGATAGTGAACTTGAAATTTTTGAAAACTCATATCAAAAAGATTCATCGGGTGAATTGTATGAAATTGTTGAAATGTCTCAAGATGAACGGTTAAGGCTTCGGGGTATTTTAGAACCACTTGGTTATAACAAAATGTATCAGGCAACTGTTCGGGGGGCTTGTCAATATGTTCTTGAAATCAGGGCTTTTGGGAAAACTGAAAAGGAATCTAATAAGTTACTTTTAGATATTGTTAGAAACATTCCTTTTGATTGGGAATTCAATAATTATGGCGGAAAGATAATGCTTGAAGAACATGGCAGTTCGGATTGGAATTCAAATTTTAAGGATTTGTTTTTATCTTTTTGTTATGTGCATTTTTATATGGATATCGGAACTGATCCTGTTGAGATACCAACAGTTAGATCAGCTAAAAATATAAGGGGGAAATAGTGAATGATTCATTAAAATCAGTTCAGTCTGGTAAACAGGATGAGAAAAAAAATGATTTAAAGATTGAACGAAAAACAATTGAAAACTGGCAACAAGAATTAAAGATTAAGCCCTATTTATTTGTTGCTTCGTGTCTTAAAAACAAATGGGCTTCCGGGAAAATGGTTACTGAGACTGAATTTAAAAAAGGTTTAGAGTTTTTTCTTAAATCTAAGGCAGGTGATTAATAATGTCATATTCAAAGAATAAAATAATAGTTAAGGAAGGAATGGGAGGATCTGCGGGGTTTTCTTCTGCTCTTGCAGTAGTTGGGATATCTGAAATTACATACCCGGATATTATTACCATTTCATCAATGGATGAAATTGAAAATAAATTTGGTGATGGTCCGTTAAGAGATTTTCTTGTTGATGCTTATTCATTTGATACTAAGCCAGTTTCCTATGTTTTAGCAATTCCGGGAAGTATTAACGGAACTAAGTCAGCCGTTAAAGTTAATTCTGCAAATACAGGAGTTGGAAGTATTACCGTTTCAGGTGATCCTCATAATGAATATGCTATTGAACTTGAGATAGTTTCATCTGGTGGTTTAAATAATGGGACTTTTTCTATTAAGGTTGATGAACGTTTAATTGTTAATGTAGCAACAATCCCTGATACCGGAACATATATTTTAGGTAATACAGGTTTGACATTAACTTTTGTTCCGGGTTCTCCTGTTGGAGAAGCTGTCAGTTTTGCAAGTGGTGATATTTTCTCTTTAAAGACAACTGCACCTACGGCAACAAATGAGGAATTATTAGATGCTGTTAATAAGTTATTAGCAACAAAGAAAAAATACAGGCTTATTGCAATTCCACACATTACAGAGATGTCTTTCTGGGCTGCTTTTGATAGTATTCTTGAAATGGAAACTGATAAGAATAAATTTGTTCGTGGTGTTACTATGTGTCGTGATGTTAGTAATGCAGAGACTCCCGATCAATATGTTAATGCAATGTCCGAAACCGAAAGGGGAATTATTCAATGTAAACGAGTCGGAGTTGTATTATCAAGAGCTGCTATTGCTGATTCTGTTAATGGTAATTCTGATGTTAGAAGTGTTATTGGAAAATATGTTGGTTGGTTATTAAGAAATAAGATTTTTGAATCTCCGGCAAAAACGGCAAACGGAGCTATAAGCGGTATTCTTGACTTTGCTTATTATATAGAAGGAAGTGACTCTGTTAAGTTTTCAGAAGGTCATTTAAAGACTCTTGATAAGTCAGGTTTTATTACTGTTCGTAATTATTATGAGAAAGATGGAATCTTCTTCACTAGCGGAAGAATGTTAGTTGATGAAACATCTGATTTTGGTGAAATTATGAATTGTAGTGTTATGGATAAGGCTTGTACTCTTGTTGCTGAAAGATTGTTTCCTTATTTTAATAAGGATGAAGAAATTGGTGCTGATGGTTCAATTCAAGGTATTGATTATATAAAGTCATGGGGTCAAAAACCTCTTACTGATATGAAGAATATCTACGGTGAAATCTCAGGCGGTACTTTTATTGTTCCGAAAAATCAGGATTTATTATTAACTAAAGAGTTGTCATATTTTGTTGATATTATCCCTAAAGGGTACATTGTATCTTTACGCGGTGAAATCAGGTTTATAAATCCAAGTACAGGGGGTAAATAATTATGCCTAATGCAACTGTTAATGGAGTTACTTACTCAGCAAAACATGTAAGACTTTTTCTTCCAACAGGTTATCAAGTTGAATTACAGGCGGCTGATTATGGTGATAGCATGGATAAGGAAACAATTCTTAATATGAATGGTATTCCGATTGGTGAAGTTGAAAAAGCATATAAAGCTGATTGTAAGTTTACTGTCGGTGTTACTGATTACAATAAACTTGTAGCTGAATCTGCTGCTTTTGGTGGTATTTATGGTCTTCCGGCTTTTCCTGTTATTGTTTCATATATTAACAATAACGGTCTTACGTGTACTGATGAAATTACCGGATCGATTAAAAAATCATCTCGTAAAGTTGGAAAAGATGAGACATGGGTTTCTCAGGAAATTGAGTTGAATGTTGTTGGTGCCATTATTTGGAATGGTGTTCCTGCATATACACCATAATAAAAAGAAGAGGAGTTATTATGAAACCAGGTGAATTTTTAAGTGAAGAAAAGAAAACTGAATTAAAGGATAAGTATAAAGATATTTATGCTTCAACTCTTACTTTTAAAGATGAAGAAAATGTTGAACATATAATTGAAGTTGTTCACAGAAAGCCAACTGCTGATGATTTTGAAACATTTGAAACGCAGAGTAGACAGTCTATTGAAACGGCAAGAAAAAATATGTTTCATGACGTTGTTATTTGGCCTGAAGATAAAAAAGCAATTCATGATAAAATTGCCGGACGTTCTGGAATATATTTCCAGTTTGTTGAAAGTCTCTCTCCTTTTTTGGCTCTTGCGACCAGGGTGGAAAGAAAAAAACTCTAGGTCATATTACTGAGACGAGGTTGTTTGTTCAAAAGTTTCTCGGTATTGATNCCGGGAAACTTTCAATTGATGAGCTTAATGAAAAATTGGTTGAAGCTGAGTATATGAGAAATTTGGAAGTCGGTGTAATTACTGAAGCATTATCAAAACTATTTCCGGAGACGTGATTAATGTCTAACTTTGTGACAAGTATAAAATTAGTATTTGAAGATCATTTCACAAATGAGTTCAGCCAAGCAAATAAAAGCATGGCTTCAATGCGTTCTTCATTTAATAAACTTGGTGAGGAAAGTAATTTTTCACGTCTTGCCGGACAATTTTCCATGATGTCAATGCAGATGCAGGGAGTTTCACAGGGGTTAAAAGATTATGTGAATCAGCCTAAGCAATTGATGATGAATATTCAGGATTCAATGGCTAGTGTTAATACGGTTTTGAATAATGCAAACTCCGCTCATGGAAGTTTAAAATCAAGTTATGATGCAATCAAACAATCAGCTATTGATTGGAGTCAAGCTCATTCTGATTCTGCTCAGAAGTTTGTTGATACTTCGTACAACATGATTTCTGCGGGGTTAAACTCAAAAGCTGCTATTATGGCAACTCAACAGGCTATGCTTCTTGCAAAGGGTACTAATGGAGAGTCTACAGGTGCGGCCAATTTAATGGCTATTGTATATAACAATATGGGAAAATCACTTAAGGATTCAGCTGGTAATGTACTCGGTATGGATGCATCTTTGGGTAAAATTTCTGATACTCTTTCAAGAACTCAAGGTGAATTTCAGATTCTAGATTTAAATCAGCTTACTGAGGGGATGAAGTACGGTATTCCTGCAGCGCTTCAATATGGCGTGCAACTTGATCAGCTTTCAACAATCATTGGTCAGTTAAATACTGCGGGTAAACAAGGCTCTATGGCTGGTACCGGATTTTCATCAATGATGAGAAATATGGTTAAAGCAAGTGGCGATCTTAATTTTAAACTTGCTTTTAATGTTGAAGGTGATGAATCATCAGGTTTAAATGTTATTAATACATTAAATAATATTAAATCAAAGTTTGGGAGTATAGACTTATCGGAGCAAATGCAACTTCAAAAGGCATTTGGCGATGAGGGACTTAGTGGTCTTTCATTATTACTCCAAAATATGGAGAAACTCAACGAGGTTTCAAAAGTAGTTACAAACTCTCAAGGTGCAGCATTTGATATGGCATCAAAGAAATCTGATACTTTATCTGAAAAAATGCAGATTCTTCAAAATAGAAAAGATGCTTTGAAGCTTAAAACTGCGGAATTAGCACAAAGTTCTACTCAATGGGGAATTTCAATGTCTTCTGCATGGTTAAAAGTTCAAGAAACAATGATACAAAATCCGGTTGGGCAAGCTCTTGCAAAAACATCTTTTAATCTTGCTAATCTTGGTTCAGGCTTTGTTGGTGTTGCAACTCAAGGTGTCACATTTGCAGCTTCAACTTTTTCAATTGCAGCCGCTTTAGGGAAAACTTCTCAATTAATGGGTGTATTAGGAGGTCTTGGAAAATTTGCTTCATTACCTTTTAGTTTTCTATCGACTAGTCTACTTGGTGCAGGTAAAGCTATGCTTAGTTTTGGGGCAAGTATATGGACTGCAACTGTAGCCGCGGGTCCTATCGTTTGGCTTATTGCCGGAATTGCAGCCGCTGTTGTTGGGCTTGGTGTTGGTGCATATTTAATGATTAAACATTGGGATAAAGTTAAAGCATTTTTTGGTAATCTCGGAAAAGGTATGAAAGAAGGGATTTTAGCCGGTGTCGATGGTGTTAAAAGTGTTTGGAATGGTTTTACAGGATTTATGAGTTCGAAGTTTCAATCTTTGCAAGGTTTTCTTAATAAAATACCAACTTCATTATTAGTATTTGTTCCGTTTGTCGGTTGGGTAGCTATTCTTATTAAACATTGGAAACCTATATCAGGATTTTTCTCAGGTTTATGGACTGGTATTACCGGTGTATTTAAATCAAGTGTTAATTTTATATGGAATACCTTATTAAATAATAAAGGGGTTCAGGTTTTTCTTGCAACTTTCTTTCCAATTATCGGTATACCAATTATGATTATTAAAAATTGGAGTGGAATAAAATCTTTCTTTTCAAGTGTTTGGAATGGGATTCCTGTTGTCGCTAGCACAGTATGGTTAAAAGTTAAGGGATTTTTTAAATCAGGTGTAGACTATATCTGGAATACTTTATTAAATAATAAGGCTGTTCAGATTTTTACCTCAGCTTTTCTTCCAATTATTGGAATACCTGTAATGATTATTAAAAACTGGGGAACTATAAAATCATTCTTTTCTAATTTTTGGAGTGGAACTAAGAGTTTGTTTAAATCAAGTATTGTTTTTTTATATTCTCCTTTTAAGTCATTTGATACATTTGTTACCAATGTATTTTCAAAACTTATCAACAATCCGAAAAAGTTTGTTACTGATACAATTTCATTGTTTACTAATTTACCTGGTAAAATTAAAGCCGGATTTATGGGTAAATGGGATTCTTTCTGGAGCGGAGTTACAAATAATAAATACTTTAAAATGATTACCGGTTTGTTTGATAAGTTTACCGCTTTTACTTTTTTAAGCGGTAAAAAAATTGATCAGACTATGGCAAAAGGAGCCGGTAATGATAATAGTTTATTTAAAACAATGTGGAATAAATTATTTAAAGTTGATGAATTACTTCCCCATTCTGATGCTAAAACCGGTCCATTTTCAAGACTAACAGAATCAGGTTCTAAAATTATTAGTACCATGTCTGAGGGTGTGCAAAAAGAAGGAAGTTTGAATCAAGCTATCAATAAAAAGTTTGGTGATAATTCAATTAATGAAAAGATTAAAACAGGTGTTCGTTTACCGGATGTTGGCAAAAGAGAATCAGTACAATATGATTCTAATCATATCAAAAATATTAATACTTCTAATAACAATAAATCATCATCCGAATCAAATATCGTTAATCATTATAATATTAATGTTCATGTAAAACATCTTGTTGAGAAAATTGCAGAGTTGGAAAATGGTGCTGAGTTTATTAAGTTACTTTCTGCATTAAGCGGGGTTACGGTATGAGTTTATTCGGCTTTGAAAATAATAGTGAAATTAAACAATGGTCAGAAGATGTGAATGATGAGTTAAAACGAAAATCTGATGAAGCTAAAAAAAAGGTTAAGAAACTTGAAATATCAAATGATGTTATAAAACTAAATGATACTGAACTACCGGGATGCGTTGACTCAATTAGTGTTGATGGTGAATTAATGTTTGATGAATCTGAAATAGCAGGTCAATCAGGTAAGACAAAACAAATTAAAGGTTTTTCTGATGCTACAATACAGGTTAATATAAGGTTGTTCAATAAGTATGATAATAGTGAATATGAAAGTCTTGAAGGTAATAAACTTTATTCAGGTCAGAGTTTTGGTACAAAAAAGATTTTACTTTCTAAATACGATATGTTGGAAAAAATTGATAAAACTTTTAAACAGGTTAAAGATGGTGATCCTGTTGTTTATTCAATAGTTAATAAGCATCTCAATGCAAGAAATGTAAAAAGCATATATTTTAATAAATTGTCTTCAACAGAAACAATTGATGGAATAAATTGTAGTCTTGATTTTACTGAAACGGATCCGGCTGTTAATAACAAACAAAAGCAGGATGAGAAAAAAAAGGAACTGGAACCGGATAAAAAAAAAGAAGATAATTATCGGGATAAAGCTGTAAAAGATATGAATAAAAAAGAAGATAAAAAAGTAACTGATTATCAGAAGAAAAAGGATGCTGCTAATAAAAAACTTTATTTTTGGAGGCCATAATGAGTGAAAAAAATAGTTTAAATTATCGTTTAAAAGCTGTTTTAAAAGACGATAAAGAGTATTTATTATCTGATTATACTCATGTAACAATAACTGATATTGCTTCCGGGTCTGCAAGAATAACGTGTGAAAATACGTTTAAACAAAATGATGTTATATCAATAAAATTAAATGATGAGGTTGTTTTTACCGGTTTTGTTGACGTTACAGAAACCTTTAATGCTAAGTCTACTGCTACACTTCGAGAAGGAACTAAAGAGTTTCATACTAAAGAGTTGGATTTATCATATAGAAAAGAAAAAGCTAAAAATATACTTGAAGAAGTTCTTAGTGAAGCAAATATAACTGAATATACTATTGATTTTACAGATGAAGAAATTGAACGGTTTCATATAAAAAAGGACTGTCCTCATTATATCATAAAATTATTAGCTGATACCGCCTCACTTTATACCGGAGAAAAAATTCTTGTATTTTTTGATGAAAAAGGGAAATTTTTCTTTGTTTCTGAAGCTAAATATAAACAGGAGAATATTAAAGAATTCGTTGAAGGAGAAAATATTATATCGTTGTCTCCCGGATTTTTAGAGTCATTTCCTTCTAATGTAAGAGCAAATAATAAAGGGTACCTCGAATAACCCAATTCAGTTTTAAACTCGATCTTTTTCCCTCTTACTTCTTCGACAGAAATGTCATATAACGCCATT